TCCTGCCCCGTAACGATTATTAGTTACAATATCATAAAATACCCAGGCAGGGTTATCAGTATACTGTAGCTCGGTTTTAAAGGTACCATCCCAAAATTGGTCGTAAACTGCTACAGGGTTTCAATTACTGACTGTTTGAGTAGAGTATTCTCGAGGCGTATAAGTGCTAGGAACTTTTACTTTAAGTCCCTGCATAAGATACGACATTTTAGGAGGTTCTTGATATTGTTTTGAAGAAAAAGAAGTAGAAATTAAAGAAGTATAAGGATACGATAGCCTATCTTTAATTACATAACCAAGTTGATCTATCTTCGACTTTGCAATAAGGGTCCACTTTTCTTTATCTGTTACCCCATCACCATGTCCCGTGGCATTAACACGAAGACCAATATGTCGAGTTAGTCGAATTACTCGTATCTTAAAGCTGTCAAACGGTCTATACTGGTTTACTCCCAAGATGTGGTCAAAAGAATATGCTGCATTTGTGCGGCCTGTGTGCTCGATGTAAGCGCCTTCTCGTGGAAATGCATTTTCCCAAGCAGAGTCGACATTGTCTAATGTAGTTTGAATTTGAATTAAGTAGCGAGCATACGCAGGATCTCGGCGGCCTTTATGATTATTCATGCTTTGTAAGCCGCCCGGATAAGTAATACGAATACTAATTTCATCTACTTCAGGGCGTTGCGCGGCAGTAATACCAAAAGCTGTATCGTTCAGTACGGTTGCTGCATTCGCTACATCATCTTGAGAGTCATTTGGAAGCCCGGACTCCATATCACTGCCAATAGACCCGTCCTCTGGAACAGGACTAATTCCTGCTATTTCTCCCGTGCCTATAACCTTCAACTCATGATTGGCAGTTTGAGTCGCAGAGACCGCGCCTCCAACACCCCCAATTTCGTTAAGAGGATCCTGATAACGATGGCCTGGGCGAAACTCTACTTGAATACCATTAATTTTACTTGCACGATAACGGTCTCGAGCAGCAGCATTTCCTGCTCCGAGTTGAGAAGGAGGAATCTCAAAAAAGTAAGTACCTGCAGCAGGAACAGCCTTTAAAGTTATAACACTTGAGCTAGTAATGCTTTCAAGATAAAACCTATAAGAAATTCTCAGTTCGTGAGTTTCATTAACGTCAATTACGTCAGTTACTCCGTTAAAGACAAAAGTACCTACAGAAGTACTTGTCTTAAAAAATTCTCCTTTTAAGAGAACTCCGTCTCTTTTTAAATACGCAGTTCTTAAAGCAGTGCCTTGTGTGTCCCACGCATCATCGCTAAAAGGAGTACCAGAGGCCGCAGTACATGTTACAGATCCTGTTCCACTAGTACCGGTTGGATTAGAAAGTGTTACATTTGTTTTCTTATAGTCTTTTAGGTCTAAAGGACGTGGTCGTCTATCACCCAGGTCTAAGTCAATAGGAATTGAAGCACCTACAATACCCGTATTTGTAGCACTACTTCCGTCAAAAGTTAGCTTGCCTCCAGAGGTTCCTTCAATTGGGTTATATCCTCTTACTTTTGCATCTTCAGAAGCTACATCATTAAAGAATACAGATGATTCTCCGTTTTTTAATCCGCGCACAGGGCCTTCACAGAGAACGTCTGTTCTTGATATATTTTGTGAGCTTACACCGTACTTTGCTGCCATTTTTATCTTCCTAGTGAGTTTGCTACTACTGACCAGTCTATAGTACCTGATCCACCCATTGGTGCGCTTGCACCGCCTGCACTTCCGCCTGTGACTCCTCCCGTTTGCTGATCGTATGATTGTCCATTGCTTTGATTAGAGGTTGCTCTTTGGTCGCTATTGTAAAATTGAGTTCTTTCGCTTCTTGTATGGAAACTTACTGTTCGTCCCGGAATACGCAGTTCTCCGTATAGTACAGGAACAGGATCTCCTTCTGCTATATTTTGCTTACTGCCTTGAAATATGTAACTTTCGTCTTGGTCATTGTCCGTAGAAGGATCGGGCGCCATCATTTGCTGTAGCCCGCCAAGCGCTAAATTTATTCCTATTCCTATACCTATGTGAGCAACTGCCGTTATTGCTCCTCCAGCAGACATCATACCGCCGAGAGTTCCTGTAAAAGCCGAAAAACTTCCAAAAGTTGCAGATAGAGCTGCGGCTGACCCTGCGGCGCCGGCTCCTGCTCCCATCATGACTGCTCCGATACCTGCTGTCATTACGGTTACTGCGACTGCTGCAAGGATTTTTGCAGGTCCGCTTTTAGAGCCTGCAGGGACTGGAGTAATAATCATATCCCCTTCTCTGTATAAAAGAAGAGCTTCGGCTTCATTTCTAATAGGTCTTCCTTCTACTTCAAGTATGAATCCAATATTTTTCTCATGGCATTCTTGAAGGTAGGGCATAAATTCTGAAAAGTTACATTTCAAGCATCTAAAAACATCAGTAAACGAGTCTGCCGCGATTTGAAATTCTTTTCCAAAACGAGCTCCCATTTCTCCTTCTAAGTATACGTTACGTTTCATATCTATAAATTCCTACAATATGCTTTCTCCAGAAGGGGTACAAAGATTCTCTGCAAGAAAGTCTATTCACTGCATGATGAAAAAATACATCATTTCCTAAGTATATTCCACAGTGGTTAGGTACCTCTGCTTCTATTTGAAAAATTAAAACATCGTTTTTCTGAGGAGTGTCTACTTTAACTAATCCCCAGTTTTTTATGTTTTCTTCTGTAAAATAATTTAAATCTTTTAGCCACCAATCATCTTCAAAAGGGTCTCGAGGAGGAATATGTATTCCTTCTGCCGCAAGCCAATCTCTTGAAGCTTCAAAACAGTCTGCAGTTGCAAACTTGTATTCTCTGCCAAGTAAGGGGTTTACATTTACTTTGGGTTCCAATATATTTAGTTCCATACCAGGATAGCTAAAAATATAGTAAGGTATACCTAAAGCATTACAATTATCTATATCTCCTTCGCTTGGTGTATTGTCTGCATCCGGATGATTATGCACAATTCCTATTATGTCCATACTTCTTTTATATTTCATGTAGTCTGTAGAAGACATAATAAAATCGCTATCGTCTTCTGCTACATTTTCGCAAGGATAGTACTTTTTCTTTCCTTTTACGACTCCTATAACCCCGCACGCTTCTCTTGGGTATTCCTCTTCAAAATGCTTTTGTATGTCTTCAATCACTTAAACTTTCTCGATCCAGGGAATCCGCCAAAAGGCAAGGAAACTGCAGTATTTAAAGTATCGTCTGTATTATTTCCTTGAAACCGTTTTTTACATCCTGTTAAAGTTTTTGAACACACATCCAGTCTTTTCCAATAAGAAGGATGTTTAGTAGGATCTTTGTTTGCAGGAACTGCTCTTAAAGCTTCCCATATTTGAGTATGCCCATCCGCTACTGTTTTAACTTTTGCGTCATTCGCATAAGGACCAGAGTTAGACCAAGTAGCAATACTAGAAATACTTCGAGTAATTAATTCGTCTTTTTCATTAAAGAATCTTCCATTACCACTTAAAGGCCAGTTACACCCGCCTTCATTGTTTAGAGTACCTCCTTGGTATCTCCAAACACAGTATCTGCCAATCACTACTCTGCCAGGAACTTTTACGCCCTCCACATCTATGGGGCTTGCAAGCTCAAACTCCACCATTATACTGTCTTCTGATGCTACTCTGTCAATAATGTATGTTTGACTAGGAAATTCTACAGGTGAAGCGGTAGGATGTGCATCTGTACTTTTATACGTATTTGAAAATAAAGTTCTTCTGTACTCTATTCGAGTATTTAACAAGCTTTCGTTTTTATATATCCCTTCGTCTACTAGAATAGAATAAAGCGTTTCTTCGTCTCCAGTGCCGTCTTCATTATTTGAAATAGATCTTGTTAAAGTAGGAATATTAGCTACTCTTAAAGACGGGCGAGGACTAACTCCTGCTCCATTTATTTCTACGCCGTCTATTGAGACGGGAATAGCAAAGTATTCTTTTAACGGGTACTTGTTATAAGTAGCAGAGTTTGAATCTGTATCTAATGTTTTACTCGGAAAGTAGATATTAGTAGTTCCGTCATCTAGTCCATTAAATATATACACTTTTGCGCCACTTGGCAGAGTTACATCAAATAACTCTACGTAGGCGTCGTCAATTTCTTGAAGTTGTACTGTATCAATTAAATCTGTCATGATTAGGGCTCGTAAACTCTTCTTAATACACAAGCTAAGCTATGATTGGTTGTATGTCCATAGCTTATATTATAGTCATCGCACACCACTTTAATAGTGCTCGTAGTCAGGTTTCCACTACTAAACTTATCAGTAATTACAAAGTCAAAACTTTTACCTGCGCTATCATCTAAAAATGCTGCAATAAGATTAATATCAGCAGAGTCTCTATTTTTGAAAGCTATATTAAACTGGTCTTGCTTAGTATTTATTCCGTCTAGAACTCGCTGCTCGTATCCGTCCCCAAATCTTGCAGTAAGAACATTATGCTTAGAAGCCCTACTCAACCCTCTATCTGCTACAGCTTCAAAAGCTGCCGCATTAGAAATACCCTTTAAAGAGTTGACTTTACTTGCAGAAATTGTAAAACTAAAAGTTGCCATTATGCTGCTCCATGCTTATTCAGGATTCCGCCTGCTCGCTTCTGGTTGTGAAGCTCCTTCTGTACTGCAGCAGCAATAACTTGTCCTAGGTTTTCACCCATTGCTCCATTTGAGGAAGATTGTGTCTGACCGTCAGTAGATACGTTTACAGTAACATTATTTACACTTTGGCCTCCATTTCTCATTTCCACAGGAATTGAGTTGCCGTTTGGAAGAGGTACAACTGCCTCTGTTCCGTGAAGAATTGCTGGGTATCCTGCTTCGCGTCCTCTGGCTATACCGCCAGAAGAATATGCTTCTAAAATTCCTCCTCGTCTAGCAGGTATTATTGAACCTCCTGCTGAAGCATAGTTAGACAGAGTGTTTGCATTTAAAGCAATAATTAAAGCTCCAGTCTCTGTAGTTCTTTTAATCCCAAGGAATTTTTCAATACCTGTTCGTATCATTTGATACGCTTTTAGAGCCGCAGTAATTTTTGCGAGAGCCTCTGCCGCTTTTGAGTTGCCAGTTAAACCTGCAAGAAGAGCAGCTCCTGCAGTAATGTTTGATGCGGTTTCTATAGTTAAATCGCCTATAGAGTCTCTTAAGCTTTCCATAGCTTCGGATAACCCACCGCCCTCTTCTTCTTGCATAGCCTTAGCTCCTGCTGCTGTTGGTACGGAAAGTGCTGGCATAGCAGAGTCTCCAAAAGTACTTGGAGAAGCCACACTATCTCCGAGCGCAGCTTGTCCTGCAGCCATACCTGCGCGACGTAAAGCATCCGCTGAAGCCCTTGCAGAAGCTATTTCAGACTCTGTAAAAGCAGCATTTATGCTAGAACTAGTTCTTACTTCTAAGCTCTGAGGGCCTGCATACGGGGCTTCAGGAATAGAACTTGGAGCTGTAACAGTAGGAGGCAAAGCGCTTTGCTGACCCGGGGCGAGTTGAGCTGCTGTTCCTACTGGTTTAACATACATGGGGTTACTTTCACTAGAGCCTAACTCTCCTAACCCTAGCATATCAAGTATAGGTTCTACAATAAACTTATCTGTTACTGCTTGTTGAACTGCCTGTAAAAAACTTCTTCCTATTTCTTTCAGTTTTTCGTTTAAGTCAAGCGTTTTATCAAATAAAGAATCAAATATTGCATTGATTGAATCATTCATTGCAGTTTTAAAGGCATCGGCCGAAGTTTTTAATACTTGGTTCACAGCCTGTAAAGATCTATAAGTGCGCTCTGCATCACGAACTGCTTTTCCAAGCCCATAATCTGCTGCTTCTTTTGCTTTTAGAGCTAAATCCTTGGCCGCCTTTTTTGCTTTATCATAGCTATGGCTTCTGGTTTTGGCAGCAAGCATTTCAGCTTTATTAGCTGCACTTGTTTGCTTTTTCTCACGTAACTCAAGGGCAAGAAGCTCAAACTCTAAAGCTGTT